GGAAATTACTCTTTTTATATGTTGCTTGAGGGGCGATTTCCCATAAAGCATCTGCTTGTTTTCTCCAAATAGATTCTTCGGGTGATTCATTTGGATCAACTTCAGGCTTTTTTTCTTCTATTTTTAAAGAAAATCTATCAACTAATCCTATATTCCATTTTGAAAACGCCGTTGCATCCTCATTTTTTATGGCTTCACCAGCTGTAGCCCCAATTGTAATTTGTGTTGCAAGTTCAGGACCTATTTTAGTATTTAGTTTAAAATCTTTTACAAAATTTGTTGATTTTTTCTTTTTATCTAAATTATAACCAAATAATTCAAAAGGAACTACATCAGGTACTCCTTGGAAATTTTGAACAATACCTGGAATTGGGGTTTTATCTATTATTTTTACTGAGTTAACATCAGAATCTATAACAGGTTCTAGTTTATTAACCCCTCCTAATGCTTCATTTATACCATCACAAATATTTTTTAAAAATCTAAATAAAGATAATTTTTCATTATTACCTACACCAACACAGCTTTTAATAAATTTAGCATTTAAATAAACATTTTTTAAATTACCATAAACTACTTTACTATTGTTAGTAACAAACTTTTTAAAGTAAGTATAATATATGGGATAATCTTCATTTATTATTTCTATATCAGCTCCCCCAAATTCTGGTCTAATTATACAAATTTTTGGGTCTGTGGATATTTGGTTTGGGAAATAATTCATAAAATAATTATCTCCTGTGTAGATGTCTACAATATCAGCTTTTTCACCTTCATTATTAATTAAAGGTATAACTTTATCTTTTAAAAAATATAATAATTTCCCAAAGGAGATAAAATAACTATATTCAGGAGGAACTCTTCTAACTATATCCTGTGATACTTGGCCTGCTTCAGATGAATCAATTGCTGCTTCTTTTAAATTAACCCAATCTTTATTATCAGTATCTAACCATAATTTATCATTACTTATTTTATTAAAAATCCAAGCACTAATTATGTCATTTTGTGCTGTTGTAACTAATGTATCTTTTTCTTTAAAATCCTCATATTCATCTTCTGTAAATCCTACAGACGGGGTAGTTGTCTTTTTTTGTTTTTTAATTTGTTCAATTGTAAAAAATGTAACTGGGGTATTAATCTGTAAAGATTCAATAACATCTCCTAAAGTAATTAAATCTAAAATAATACTATAACTACCATCTTCTTCAAATGTCCAATCAAAATTTACTACTTTACCAAAAAACCCATCATAGTTACCTTGATATTCTTGTCTTAATTCTTCAATTTCTTCTAATACAGATAATTGTGTTCTTGATTTATCTGAAAACCAGGTTCTTTCTACTATAGTAGTATTTGTAGTATTTAATTTAAATCCTTTTTTAGTTCTAGTATAATACTTATTATTACCATACTCTAACATCATAGTAAATCCTAATCTTAGATATAATAATTCTAAAATTTCAAATTGAAATTTATTAAAAGCCCTTATAGATACTTGAGCTTTTCTTATAGAACCTCTTTCTAAACATCTTATGTTTATATCACTAATGTAAGGAAAAGGAACAATACCAAAATCAGGCCCGCCTAATCCATAAGCAGGTTTTGTGTTCCATAAATTTTTAACATTTTTAACTATACCTGCTTTTTGGGTATATGTTTTTCCATTAAATGAAGTTAAACCGTTAAATAAAACAGAATTTTTAGCTAAACCTAAACCTAATAACTGTTTAGTTTGGGTATCATTTCCTATAATTTTTCTTAATCTATTTTTACCTTCGTCTGAATCTATTAAAACAGGGGAAGCTAATTTAACCCATGAATTAGTATTTGATAAGTATTGTAAATCAGATGGAGATCTTTTCCCATCAAACCCTTTAGCTTGGGCTTCTTGACGTAGACCAATTTGGTCAAATACGTAACCTTCAAATTCTTCTCCTACTATATTACCATTCATGATAGTCCATTAAGGGTTTGAAAATCAGATATTACCTCAGCTATATTTTGAGGTATTCTAATTTGTGTACCCTCTGGAATATAGTAAGAATTTTGAGGTAACTCACTGTTTGCTGTAGAAATTATCCACCATAAAGTGGAATCATCATAATATTGTTGAGCTAAAATGTCAAATCTATCTCCTATTGTACTATAAACATAAATGTCTTCTCCATTTAATGGGACATCTGGATATTTAGTAGTACTTATAAATTCTTTTTTATTACGTACTTGAGTTGAATTATATGAATATCTATCAGCCATTAGTTAACATTTTTTGCTGGAATGTAATTTTCAGCTTTATTTACTTTTTTACCTAATGCATCCCCATAGTTATTATTTCCTCCTCCTTCTTTAGCTCCTGTACTTAATGCTATATATCTTTCTTTTCCAAATGCAGAAATTTTACCATCTTCTCCAGCATATTTATTTTTCTGAACTCTAGGTACAAATTCATGAATTGGTATAAATTGAAATCCTGTTACTTTTACAATATGAGGTAATTCTTTTACATTTTTATCTGTTTTAATTCCAGAAGCCGTTGTATCATTACCCCCAGATGATGGAATTGCTATTTCCCAAGGTGATTCTTGTGGTACAGATAAATTTAAATTAGTTATAATTCCAGGTTGTTCATAAAACCATCCCCCTAATGTTAAAGTAGCTAAATTACCACCCATATAACCTATACTACTATAATCAGGAGTAAGGGAGGATGCTAAATAATTTAACTTTTGATACATTGGAATTAATTCATCTTTTGATTGAGCTGCTATTGTCCAAGCTAAATTTACTGTTCTAGTGAAACCTTTGTATTTATAAAATTCTTCACCTCTACCCATATATCTTTCAGGATTCCATTCCGCTGTATAAGAATCTTGTAAATCATCTAAAAATGCTCTAAAATGAATATATGTTTTTTTAGATGGGGCGTTATTATCAATAATTCCTATTCTAAATTTAACAAAATCATTTTTAATAGGATCTGTAATAGGACCAAAACCTTTATATAAAGGTAAAGCTGTTAACTTATCTAATGCTTCTCCTAATCCTTTTTGATAATCTAAATCTCTAAGAGGTTTTTTCTTTCCTGGGTTACCTAAATTAACTCTTCCTTCAATTCTTTCTTCAGGTCGTCTATAATCTAATGATTTAGTTGAAGTATTAAATGGGGCTCTTCTAAAATCAATAATACTATCTGATCCTCTTTTATCTCTATTAAAGTCAGCAAGATCTTCTATATCTGGGTAGATCATAGAAGTATACTCTGTATCAAATCTAGGATCTTGATCCCAATTATTAGAATTAACGTATCTTCTAATTTCTGTTTTACCTATTCCTAAATTGGATTGAGGTCCTCCTTGATAACTAAATAAAACATTATCACTAGTAAATAATTTATTATTTGTAAGTTCAACTAATTTACTTTCATAGTTACTAATGTTAGTTCTAATATCATTTTTAGGTGAGGTTAATTCAGTATAAGTAGGTTGACCTAAAGGGTCACTTCCTCCAAATAATTCAAATATACCTCCTCCATTTTTACCAATACCTTTAAAAGGATCAATTCCTTGTTTATTTAAATGTATTCCAAATGGATTAGCAGCTGCTTGTAATAAAGTAGAAGTAGGTAAATATACACCATTATTTAATGGTTCGCTTTTGAAGTTTTCTCCATCCCAGCTACCATCTCTAGGTACAGAAGTTCTTGATAATAAATTTTCTTTAGCTATAAATAAAGGACCTCCAATAGTTTTGAAGTCAAAAAACATTTGGGTAAGTCTAGAAACGTCATTTCCTATACGTCTTGGTAACAAAGTACCACCACGTAGAATGACGTCTGGACCTCCAGTTCTCCCTACTTGACTCCTTTTGATTGCCTTAAAATCTCTTTGATCTATATAGGGTTGATTACTAGAACCACCAAAAGGTCTATCTTTACCGTATCGTAGGGATGTATAGCTACTATTAAAGTTTACAATCCCAGGCATTTAATTAATTTTTATCCTTGTGTTCTGCTTACGCTATCAGAGTCAGTTAGATCTATTGCTCTATCTGCATTCACTAAATAATCTTGGTATCTTCCTTCATCAAAGGTACCGTTAATGGCTATAACACCATCAGCTTTTAAAGCGCCTTTTGGTAATTTTCCATTTAAACCTTTAGACAATTCAGATGCTCCTGATTCAAGTTTATCTTTTAAGTTCATAATTTTAAAATTTAATCGATTAATTTATTATAAATATTGAGGTAAATAAGACTATGCAGTAGCATAAAAACTACTAGCTTCCATTTTATTAGCTCTAGTAGCTGCTATGAGTACATCAAATTTTCTTTCTAATCCCGCCATTGAATTACCCTGGTTTTGGTTTAGGTTAGTACCAGCGGTAATATTTACTTTATCATCATCATTTAATGCAATTGATCCTTTAGGACGTTTTATAATAGTTTCTCCATAACCCGCGGGAATACCCATGTTTACATCATCTGCTGTGCCCATTCCAAAAGCATCATCTGTTGCAAATTCAAAATCTTTAAAGGCATCACTTTTTCCAAATAAAAATTGTGTTCCCCTTACTATTATATTAATTAAATCAGCTATTGGTGCTATTACTAAATTTAGTAAACCAACGAGATCTACTACAATTCCAAGAAGTGGGGAAAACGCAACACCTAAATCTGCAAATAATGATTTTAATTTATCAAAAGTCGCAGCTAATTTATCTGCCGCCGATTGAGATTCTAAAGCTCTAATAGCATCTTCTTGACCCGTAGCTGCTAATTCTGCTCTTATGTTTTCTGCACCTTTAGTTTGTAAATCTTGTTTATATAAAATATCTGCTAATTCATCTGCTTGCATCCCTAAAGATTCTGCTAATGCATTCTGTTGAATTACATTCATAGCACTAAAATCTGCAAATCCACCTGCTTGTTTTTGTAATTCTTGAGCTAATGTTACTTGGTCTCCCTGTAGCGCCGCTGCTCTTGCTCTTTCTAAATTTATATCTCTACCTAATAATAACTCAGCTTGTAATTCTTTTTCAATTGATTGTTCAAAATTAAGTAAAGCTTCACCTGCGGCCGCAACTTGGGATAATTCTGCTCCAAATTCTGCTGCTGCTTGGACTGCTCTACCTATTTCAACAGGGTTAGATCCTAAATTAGCTCTAATAATACCTGTAGTTTTAGCTATAGTATCAAATATTTTTTGCTGAGTAATCTGAATTCCAGATTGTTTTTGCATTTCTAGAGTAGTACCTACTACATTTTCAAAGTTATCTTCAGTACTTTCTCCTTGTCTTTCTGATAAAGCCGCTAAAGCATTAGCTGTTTGTTGTTGAAGTCCTACTTGTTTAACTAATTTAGTAGTTGAAACTAATGTATCAGTTGAAAATGAATTAATAAAACCTAATTGTTCATTTATACTATTAAAAGTTTCTAATAATTTAGTACCTGTAATATTTAAATTGCCTGAGACTGCCGCTGCTTGGCTTAATTCATTTCTAAATCCTGCTGCTGCTTCTCTAGTTGCTAAAGTATTCTTTTGTAATTGAACTATTTCTTTATCAGCTTGCATTATACCTTTAAATAATTCAGCTAATAAAGCAAGAGGGCCAAGAGCTTTCATAAGACTTTTACCTACAGTTCCAAGCATTTTACCTAGTACTTTAGTTTTGTCTCCAGCAGTTGCTACTTTTGTTCCTCCTTTTGTTAAAGTTGCAGATAATTTTTTTCCTTCATCAACAGCATCCCCTAAACCAAGAACTTTTGCAAATTTTCCTCCTCCTACTTTGTTAAGAACATCATCAAAACCCCCAAGTAATTTACCACCAATTCCTGTTCCTTTTTCTATTTCATCTTGTCTATTTTGAAGGTTTTCAAATTGGCCCGCTCTTTTAGCTAATTCATCATTTCCAGCAGCATACAATTCTAATAATTCTTTTTCACTATCACTTAAATCTTCATTATTTTTTACATAATCTCGAATTAATGATGCTCTTTTTTCATCACTTTCTTCTGCAAGATAAGAAGTTGCAAGATCATCTTTCATGATCTGAGAAGCTTCTAAACCAAATTGAACACTTTGCTTTCTAGCTTCTAATTGTTTTTTTTCTAAATCTTCTATAGATCCCATTCCCACAGCAACATCTGCTATGTCACTAAAAATGTCTCTAGTAAAGTTTTGAATTTCTCTGAATTGTCTTTTAGCGGCTGATGCTTGTTCAGTACTTGCAGTAACGGCTTTAACCATTCTCCTTACTTCATCAGTTAAGCTTCTTTGAATAAAGAGAATATCAGATATCACTTGCTCTTGAGAAGCAATTTCTTTATTTAATTCTTTTTGGTTTTTTATGTCTTCCTTAGAAGGACCTTGTTTTTCAGCCATTTACACAGAATGATTTATTATAAATATTACTACTTATAACTTGCTTTATTTTTATATTGTTTTGATGCCTTTATAAACTCGGGTGTGTTTATAGTACCATCAGGATTAATCATTGTTTTTTTATTTGAATCCTTGTTTTGAGATTTTGCGGCATTATTTCGTTCTGTATAGTAATTATTTATTTCATTAAAAGTAAATTTTCTAAGCCATATAGGCATGTTATAAACTGTGTGCCAGTCATAACCGCCTTGCCCATGAAAACATATTTCATGAATTTGTTTAAATACTGCTTTTCTAAATTGAGGAGCTATTTTAGATGTCAGGCCAAAAAAAGCTAATCCCAATTGGAAGGTCTGCTTTTTCGTCTCGTCCTTCGGGAAAAAAAGTCAGATCAACGTCTGGGGTTCTTTCTTTCATATGTTTTCTTAATGCCCTAGCATCTTGTGCTAGGAGATATGAATCAATAAATTCACTAATTTTAGATTTTTCGGTCTCACCATTTACAGAAATGATCTGTTGTTTTAATCTAGTAGTAACTAATGGTATATCTTTTTTATTAATTTTAGAATACCCTTTTATTTCGGCATCAATTTTTCTTTCATCACCATGAGTTGTCATTTTATACTCAAGTACTGCTTTACTTGCTGGGAGTGTAATTGTAAATTTATTTTCAGTAGCATTTTCTACATCTTCATGTAATGGTTTTGGAGATAAAGCTGTTAAGTCAATTTCTTGATCAACTCCACCAAATTTAAATTTATATTCTTTACCATATCCTAACATACGAGCCGCAACCATTAACGCATTTTTGTCACCTATTAATAAATCATTATAATTAAATTTAGTAACAATTAAGGATTTTAATAATTTATCTATTACAATTCCTTCTGCAATATAAGATTGATTTGATAAAATATCTTCTTCCTTAGCGGTCATATATTTCATCTCAATTTGACCTTCAGATAAAGGTGAATCTTTTGGATATAATTTGCCTTTTGAGGGTAAATCTACTGTTTCAGTTGGTAGTTTAAATTCTGCCATAATCTTTATTTAATATAACATCTGTTGATGATAAATATCAACATAATAAAAAATTAGTACAAAGCCAAGCAATTGACAAAAAAGGGCGTGCAATGCACGCCCTGGGTGTAAATAATTATAAAGGTTATATTGCCATATTTAATGGCTCGGTAAATAACCACCCGACATGATTCTTTTGATTTAAACTAAAGAATAACTTATCCATTTGACCACCACGTCTATTTTTACTAAACCAGATAGCTCTTTGACCATCTTGTTGAAATTTAATATGAGCCATGGCAGTAATCATGTGCTTAAACCTGTTACTACCGGCAAATTCACCACCTTTAGTAACCTGTTGAATAATCATAAAATTAGTATTTCTTTTACTTTGATTCTCAGCTTTATTATGTTTTTCAAATAAATTTAACAATTGAGTTTCTGCACTTTTCATAGTACCACCATGGAAATCACAAACAGCAACTGCAAGCTCTGCAAATGAATCTACTAAAACTGAATCCCATCCTTCACTAAGGATTGATTTTAATATAACTAATGGATCATTTTCAATCCAATCACCCATAAACAATATAGGTAATTTACCAAATTTAGGAAATCTTTTAACCATACCAACCATATCAATCTGAGTCATCTCACCTGATATAAACAATACTTTATTTCCATTATTTTGCATATTAGAAAGCATATCTAATAATACGGTAGTTTTACCAACACCTGGATCACCTACGAATGCAACATTAGTACCTTTCATCATACCACCTTCATTTGAAAGTAAAGCATCCATTTTAGTATTAGTTTTCATTGGAACAAACAATGCTGGATCGAATTTAAAATCATCCATCATCATAGTAGTTGGCTTAAACCTTCTTACTACATTACCACCTTTAAGGCTTGGTCTACCTCTTTTAATTTTTACTGAATTATTCATAACCTTTATTATTATTAATTATTTACAGGGTAAATATACGCTTCCTCCCTCAGGTAACCAAATTTTTCCGCGGAAAAAGACGAAAGCCCTTTTAGAGGGCCAGGCTTTTTACGTGATTTTACGTCGTTCACGGAGCGATTTTGGAACTACTCAACACCGAGATGGTGAATATACGATTATTATTTGTGGTAACCAAATTTCTCGCGTGAAAAAGAAAAAAAAAGCTTGACTAAGTCAAGCTCTTTTGAGGAATATATGTGAAGGGAAAATATTTTTAGAAATTTAATACACAGTAATCTGGTTGAACTGTCATTGTTATTTCTTGGGCAGCGTTTTCTGTATCCCAATTAAAATCACCAAAATTAGCTTCTGTAATAAGAGCACCTTTTATAATCCATTCAGATACTATATCTCCAACAGGTCCTAAAACGTTAACCGTTAGGTCTTTTTTATAGAAATCTGAATAACCATCTCTACCTGTTACTGATTCGTGATGTAATCTAACCCATTCCATTACTGCTTGAGCACCAGAAGGAGTTACAGGATCAAACAGTGTGAACTGAATTGTGTTCCATACTGTTTTTCCTTTTACATATCTTTGTACGTTAATATGGTTCAAAGGTACTGTACCTTGGGTAAGTGAAACTGCTCCTACACCTTTCATGATATATGATGGGAATCCATCTACATACAGAAGAAATCTATTCTTTTGTTTGGGTTCAAAAGCGGTGTAAAAAATTTCGTTGCTATCTAATACTGCCATTTTACTTTGCGTTTATTATAAATATAATTTTTTTAAACTTTTATGCTGGAAATGTAGCTCCAGTTGGTAATACATTAAAATCTAATATTATAAATTCAGCTGTTTTAGTTGGTTGTAAGAATATTTGTCCTACTAACTCATTTCTATCAACTACATCCGCTGTATTATTTGATTCATCCATTACTACTTTAAAGGCATACAATCCTTGTCTTTGTTGTACTGATTCTAAATAAGGGTTAACTGAAGTTAAGAAGCTATTTCTTGTTGCTGCTGAATTTTGTTCAAATACTAAATTATCAGAGATTTGAGAAATAAAGCTTTTAACAGCTATTAACAACCTTCTAACATTTACTCTATCAAGCGCACTTGCTCTCTTTTGTAATGTTTTTTGTCCAAATACTACAACTCCACTTCCAGGGAATGTAGCAATTGGGTTTACATTTGCTTCGTATAATGTATCTCTATTTCCAGCTGTTAATTTTCTTTCAGCTCTTATTACATTACCTAAAGCACCTCTTGTTATACCAGCAGGAGCAAACCAAGGATCACTTGATTTATCTGTAAATGCATATACACCAGGAACCATTGTTGAAGCTGGTACCCAAACAGATCCACCTACTAATGGGTCTACTGTTTGTAACCAAGGCCAATATGTAGCTACATAGCTAGAATCCATACCATTTGCTTCAGTTACTATTGTTGAAATTCCTGTTCCATATCCATCTAAATCTATTACAGCAATTGAATCTTGACGACCTTCTACACAAGATTTAATACTTGTAATTTGTGTAGCATGGTCTGATTTATTCAATCCTGGAGCTGAGAGGATATTAAATCTAAAATCATCTTTATTTGTCATCAAACTAATAGCTGTGTTGTAATCAGCTGGACCAACACCTTGTATATTAGTTGTTGAAATATTTTCGTTAAATTTGTTAGCACCTAAACTTACTGCGTTTAATGATCCTGAAGCGTAATTGAAAAATCCACTACCTACAGCAGGGATTGAACCTGTAAATGCTGCTTTTGCAGCACCCGCTTGGTCAAAAAAGTCAGGAGTTGGCGTATCTACTGATAATACTCTAACAAATTTTGATTTATTAACATAGCTACCGGATACTTGAATATAATGGTCAGTTCCGTCCGTTCTTGCGCTTTTAGATAAATCACCAATTACTTTAGAAATATAATTATTTTGTTTTGGGTCTAATGATACATTTCTAAATTCTTCTAATACTTTTTTGTCTGTTGAAGTAGAATCTCCTCTTCTAATTGCAATACTAAAAGTACCAGATGATGTGTTAGCAGATGTAATTTCCCAAATAACATTATCTGCTGTACCTAAGTTACCTGAAGAACCAGATATACTGTTCATTATATCACCTTCAGCTAAAGTAGCTAATTGAAAAGCTACTGCTGCATCAGCGTTTAAAATATTTTTTGATTTAGCTGGAGTAAAACT